GATGATGATGTTAATGGTAATTCCAACTTATTAGCCTATGGACTTGTATCTGATATAGCAAGTGCAAGTGTCAGCGCCAAAGGTGATGGTGCTCCTGATTCTCACATTGTAAAGGAAATAATGCCGGGTGCACCTGTAGTTACAGTTACATTGGGTGGTCCCGGCCAAGGTGCAATCAATACTAAGGAAACATGGGATCCAAGTCCTACTGCTAGAATGGCTTGGAGTACTAGGCGTGACTGTGTTACGAACGGAACTGAGTATGATGTAAGTGCAAGGACAATTACAGTCGTTCCTCTTAAAAACAACGCAACTGACTTAGGCTCTTGGGGCACATATTGCTTCCCTAAAGTTGGCAGAATATATATTGAACTGGCGAGAACAGATGTAAATGAAGGGATTAGTTTTGCTTCAGCAGAATACAGTTCAAAGACGGGTACTGTATTCAACTTTGCATCAGGTTCTCATCGAGGTACTGGTAAGTTTTTACTAGCAGATGGAAGCGAAGCAGATACTTTTTCTGAATGGGTTAGTGAAGTTGGAGCCGCAAACATAGTTGGTGGTAACATACATGTCGATGACAAGTTCCTTGAAGAATCGATGTGCAACGATGGTACTACAATCAACGACAGATTATTCCAAACACTTGATACTGTACAGCACGATTATCAATTGGGTACACAGTACGCAAGCACTCGTGCTATGGTAGAGATTCCTTTGTTTGATAACCAGTTCTTTAGTAATGAAGATAGAGGTATATTTGTTGGACCTGACAACAGCATGAAGATACATGTTGATGCTACTCACACTGCAAGCAACTGGGCACCAAACCCTGTCGGTAGAAGACACGAAGAGATAGCCCCTCAAGACCCTGAAGTATTTGGGGCATTTTCTTACAGCATATCTAGCAATAGCCACAGGTCGGGTACTAAGATTACTAAGCCTTTCACTGGTGCTACAATTTCCGTAGAAGATGCAAGCATATTCCCTATACCTGATGCTGCCCCTGTCACCGTTGCCGGTGTTGACGGTAGCGCAAGGTATCGTAGAGCATTCTTGCCGAGCGGAGAATGGGTACTGTATACTGCTAGACATGAAGGTAATAACACAATCACAGCAGCCGCAGCAGCAACTGCTGGTGGTAACTGGGCAATGAGCAAGAACTTTGTCAAGGAGTTTGCAGTCGGCGTACAACTCACTCCGGGTCCGGGCTACCAAGATATGAACTACACCTCTATTGCAGACAACCCCTTACTCAAGAGTGCTGGATATGAAGGTCGTCGATCTTTCTATTATGACCGTTCCAATGTGATGACTCAAGGTGGCAATGTTGACTATGGTATGAAGCAGTATGTCAGCGCAGTTGAGTTCAGAGCAGGGCCTCGTGTTAACCCTCACCTTGACAGAATCCAAAGTGGCAGGGCTAAAGGAATAGTAGAATCTTTGAATACAGGTCTAAACATATTATACTTAAAAGATGGAAGCGCTTTTCCTGAAAACAGAGAAGGAGTAAATGGGTATGCTGGTTATCGCTACAGGCTGGCTTGGAGAAATGCAAGTGGTACCCTTACATATGCGCACTACGAAGCAAGAGCAGGTACTATATTCGCACTATCGCAGAGAGACTCCGGCTTCACACCGTCAGCAGGTGATGAGGTAACGCTTGTTGATATGCATGCAAGCCCTAGTACAATTTACCCTGAAGTAAAAGAAGGCGTTTTCCTAAATAAGAACTGGGCCAACCCTTATGCTCCGGGTGGTTTGCGTGACGGTGACACTGTTTGGATGAACATGCACTACACTAACCCTCATTCAATAGAAGGTTTATTCGCTAAGAGTAGAGGTACGCTCAATGAAGGTCAAGTTTGGACTGGGTTTAATGGTGGAGAAGGGGCGATGAATGCAAACCCAAGAAGCAGTACACCTTTGGAAAACTTCTTGATAGGTAATACCTGTACTGAAACTGCCAAAAACTTCGTGCAACATGTTAACAAAACTATTGAATTGAATTACGAAGCCCTTGGTTTATCAGCAACTTTAGCACCTACTGTTGCATATCTAGATCCGTACCAGTCATCTGATGAACATTCTCGTGTGTTGCTATACGATGTAGCGCATGACCGTGAGTTTATTGCATTCCAAGACTTGTGGATGCAAGTACAAAGCAGTGCAGATGCCATCAAGATAGGTGCGGCCCCTACTACAACAGCAGGCGCTATTCTGCATAGCGATGCAAATTCAGGCTCATCGCTAGATGTAGCATCAGGTTTCCCAAGCCAAAGCAAATACCTTGCAGTATCTGCACAGTCTCAGTTTATGGAAGCGGCCTATTCGCACAAAAGCACATGGAATGCTAGTACTGGTACTATTTTGTCGCCGCATTCTCCTGATGTAGGTTCTAGTTATACCACTAATAACGGCATGCCTAGAACCAATGACGCAGTAATCAACTCTGCAGATTCGCTATTACTTCATCAGCAAATCGACAAGGATTCAAGAGAAGCGTCTACTTTCTTTGATACTCCTGACGGTACTCGTGCTATACCTGCATTCCTTGCACTGAAGGGAATTAGAAACGATACACTTGATTTAATAAGCCATGAAGAAACCCGACTACGGCATTTAGACCACTGGACAAAGATGGACTTCGTAAGAAGGTTAACCGTGGACTTTGGAGAAGTAGCACTTAGAGATGGTGTTACTAACATAGAGTCAGCCGCCCGTGAAGTTGTCCGCTTAATCAATCAGGCCGGTGCTAAGAACGGCAGAACTTACACAAAAGAATCAGATGACCCTCATCTTGGTGCTAGTACTGGCTCAACTCACGATCCTGCACCGTTTTGGGATGTTGAGAAATCTTTCTCTAGTCATGATAGAGGTACGCACATGGGGTATGTTCGTGCTCACCTCGGTAGAGTTGTGCAAGACTCTGATGGAAATTCAGGCTATTCAATAGTAATACATTCTACTGTACCGGGTGCTGAAGGTCGTAACTTCTGTACTTGGTTAGATAGTAGTCGTGCACAGACTCCTTATCGTCCTCAGTATCTTATTGGTCATGGCGGAAGATTCCGTAACTATTGGTGTCAACCTGACGAAATGACTGGGGAGAACATGCACCCTGCTCCTATGCCAATCAATCGATTTGGTAGACCATTTGCTCCAATCACTACTCTCAAAGAGTTCTTGCCTCCTGAAGAAACACTAGATTCGTTTGAAAACAATCTAAGCCTTGGGCCTGAAACCGTTGCAAGTTCTACTCAGAAAACAGATGCATTTAGAGAAAGCGCATCGGGTAGAAACAGTAACACCGTAATCGATGAGTCGTTTGAAACAAAAAGTCCATCTTCTACATTAGTCGATGGTTTGAGGACTGGTACCTCTGCAAAGGCACGAATTAACTTTGGTGGCATGACTCAGGCTGGAATACCGGGCTGGGCACCTAATGCTGGTAAGTGGGGTATAGGTAGAGATGGAGACTCTAAATTTGAAGCAATTTATGGTAATGCATCTAATGCTGCTACTGCTACGCTAGGCGGCACAGCATATTCTGATAGCAATAAAACAGGCTACATCCCTGAAGCAGATATGAAGCCATCTAACATAGGTGATGGTAACCTCTATGGAATTAAGTTAGTCGATCATCGTGGTGACAGCCATACAGTAAGAATGGTTTACAAGCAGTATGGTAAGTCGTTTGCAAACGATTTGACAATGGCTCCCCCTACAATTGATGAGGAAGTCATTATTCACTTTGATGACAGAGATGTAGCGCAAGGTGGATTCACAATTGGTAAGCATATGGTTGGCACAGGTGAAGTATGTGGCGAAAAGAGTGGAGGTACTGCTGAGCCATACAAAGGTAACCTTTGGAATAACTACCCTTCACCTGCTGTAGGAATACATGTAACTGGTAACAAGGCCACTGATACCGGAGTAACTATGGATGTAACTTTCACTGCGCCTTACAGTACAGGAGACACGCTAACCCACCCTGATGTACTAGGTTATCTCGGATTCCCTGAGTCGGGCGTATTGCAATTGACAGATGATGCAGGCACTAGTGGTGACCAAGGGATTACTATTCATTACACCAGCCGATCTCATTACGACCACGATGGTGATACTGGTGCATCTAACAAGCACTACTTCTATGGTTGCACAGGTGGTCGTGCACTAACTACTAACGAAGGTATGTTAATTAGTCCAAGAATCAACTTCACAAGCGTACTCACTGACGAAGTGATTGCAGCGGCAGTTGAGTTCGCTATGACAATGCCTGACCCTAGTGACGACAGCATATCAGCAACAAGTTTCGATTGCACAGGTATGTTTGCACCTGATGGTAAAACATTAGGCGAATGGGGAGTTAGCCCTACTGCTATACGAGTTAAGGCCAGTAGTAAAAACAAGGTACCTCTTAGTAAGTTGTTTGAAGTTTCAAGAAGTAAGGATTGGGGATTGGTCGAAGGTGCAAGTAGTGACGCTGTAGTATCAAGTAAACACACTGGTGGATTAAGCGATGCTGAAAGAGATGCGGGTGTACGCCTAGATGTAGGTTATATTCCTGAAACTCTTTTACACATTACTACTCGTTACAAGGGTACTAATGCAAACACTGCTACTCCCATTCTAGTTGATAATCAGAATAACCCTGTTGATATATCGATATGGCAAAGAAACCTTCGTGGAGATAACTACACAGGCGTAGCGGGCGACCACATTATACCAAAGGTAGACAGCCCTATGATTTTGAAAACCACTGATGATGGTACTCTAATAACAACCGCAAGTAACACTTACTTGTATTCAATATGTGTACCGGGTTCAGACCATGCACAGGCTTGGGGCGAGCGGTTTACAATTTGGTGGGGTTCAGAAGAATACGCAGAGGTTGCCAGTACGCCCGGAACAGCAGTTGAAACCAAACTTACTTACGGAGCGGCTACAGGTGTTAGTACTAACTTTGCTTCTTTCTGCCATGACAGTGATGATGAAGTCCTCATGCGCAATGGCGATGTCAAGAATGGCATGAAAACAGATGGTATTCGTAGGGCTGGAAGCAAGATGTCCAGCCCTTTCCTCTACTTTAGAGGAGGCAGAGACAGCCCTGACCACTGGGTGCCACTTTACTTCGGTGGTGGGTTCAGTGGTGTAGTTATGGATGTTAACGACGGTACTCAAAACGATTACGGTGATTTCTATACACATCCTTACGCAGGTGGGCCAACCGGATCTGCTGGTCTACAAAACATAGGCGAAGTTGCTGGCGCTTACGCACTTCTTGATACGAATGCAATGCTGGCTATGTTCCCCGGTACACCTTATTTGGATAACCACAGGGGTAAAAATAACCCGCCTATGTTTAACCAAGATGGTATTTTACCTTTCGATATGGCTAAGGGTGCAAACAATCACGCTACTGGTACAACATATACAGATGGTACAAATACAGTATCAACAAACATACCGAGTCCAATTATACTTCGATTTGGTCATCCTCACGCTAGGTATAGCGCTGCTGGAAACACTGCTGACCAAACTATCTACATGGTGTTTGGTCCCGGCCAAGCCTTCCCTCACAACAGTGCTACCTTTGAACCCCAAGGGTCGAATATAGTGACTACAGGTAATGGCTACAGCGCTGTCCCAATTTATACAACAAGTACCTCCCCGTCATTCTTACCTAATCAATTAACCAACGGTGACGATTTTGTTAGTGGTTTCAATAGAACTTTGGCTGCATCTGCTCACTTACCAAGGACCAGTTTCTTTCAAAAGAATAGACTAAGTGCATTCAATTACGATATGAATTGGGAACCAACAAAGGGATTCCCAAGTGTCGCTGCTCATACTAGTAGTGGTGATTCATTTGCGCAAGGGTACAACAAAGCATTTTATTACGAAGGTTCTGACTTTACTATAGGTAGTTTAACTCTGCCTCCTACGGCACATCCATTTAACCATGTATTTACTAACTTGGCTGGTGGTGCATTAGAGAGTGCAACATATCCCGCAAGTAAAAAGGCGTTTGCAATTTGGCACATGGATGGAGGCTATCATCCCGGTGGGCACTTCCTTGATAATCATGTCAATATCAATCCAAAGCACCCAGTAGAGAATGGTAGGTTAGCCACAGGTAGCGCTAATAAACACAATGTATCTGCATTCAGGCCTTGTGGACTTTTGGCTAAAGCATATTTGGCTAAATATGATACTGATGGCGATCCTGAAGACCAAGTAAGTGACGAAAATGTTGTACTGATAGACGCTACTCGTGTACAGAACGCAGAGGAGTTAGGGGCAGTTATCAGTGCATCTATCAACACATTCCCCGGTAAAGACCCGCTCAAAGCAATAGGTGGTACATTTTTACCGTCTATGCAGAACGCTCACAAGCAAGACAGATACGGTTGGGTAGAATTAGCCGTAGCATCTTACACTGCTCAGAACGGCCTCGACCCAGCCAGTGCAACTGCTGCGTCATTAGTGGCAACTAGTACTTCTACGACATTACCACCTTATGGTTGGTTAAGAGTAAGTGATGGTACAACTTCCGGTTACGCACCTTATGTTGGTTATTCTGTTAGTGCTCCTAATACTACCTTTACACTTGGTAAAGGTCCGGCTGCGACCACACCAAAGAGTGTAACAGTCCAAGGAGGAACTAGTGGAACTAGTGGCTATTCTGCAGCATCCGGTTTGGCTACGACTGGTGGTTCAGGTACTGGGTTAACTATACAAATAACAAGTGTAAATGGCTCAGGTCAAGTTACAGGTGCGACAATAACCGCTTCCGGTTCAGGTTATAACAGTGGCGAGGTAGTTGTTATTCAACAAGGTGGCTCTTCAAATGATGCTAGGTTAGAACTAGTCCTTGATGCCTCTTCAAATGTCATTGACCCTACAAATAATAGGCATGTTGCTGTAACTAACAGTTTCAAAGTATATGTTTGGACTAAGGCAGGTACTCATCGTCATAATAACGACAGTGGTGTAACTGATCGTGACCACATGACACAAGTACACTATAACGGTTTAATCGATGCAGTAGATCGAACTAAGCCTATTGGTGCAGTAGGATGGGCTGGAGAAGCCTATTCTTACATGAATTCGTATACAGGTACTCAAGTTGGTTCAGGCGTTTATCCCGCTGGCTTAGGTGCTTGGCACCCATTCCTTGGCTTCAATCCATACGGGGCAGCAGAGACCTGCTTAGCAGCGTCAGCGCCTGTCGGTACAGGAGATACTGCTACTGCAACATTCTCTGATTACTGTGTAAATGGCTTATCATCAAGGCACTTGATTGCTATTACTAATGAAAGTGAATTACCATTAATTGCAAAGGCCGACAGGGACGGTATTCTCTGTTCAGGTGATTGGTTGATGGCTAAAGAAAACGGCAACATATTACATGCTGGTACAACCCAGTGGGACACTGATAAAGTTCACAATAAATCAAGATATGTGGCTTACGCTAACGCTGGTCCTCGTGTAGAAGCACAGGTACACAGCGATTTCGTAAGACCATTTGACGCAAGTGATTACCCTGCAACAAATGCAGTGCCCGCTGATAACAAATGGCATGCTACAATAGCATCCGGCAAAATGGTACAACTCAATTCATGTTTGCATCCGACTGGTGATTTGTATTGGGATGAAAGCATAGTCAAAGGTTCTAACTTCCACGAAGATTTCGCAACTTACGGTGTAGAGTGTATTGGTAATAGTGGTTTGTTGGATTATCTTAATCCGGGCGCTGCTACTACTGCTATGCCTCATCCCGGTTTGTTTGGATATTACGATAAGCGATCTGCTGCTCGTAACTTTAGTGCAGAGCATGTTGTTTGGAAGCGTATGGATGGTGGTAGCCTAACTATGCCAGCGGCCAATGCTAGAGGCCTTGGGGCTATACCTTGGGTTCAGCGAAAAGTAGGGGAAGAGAGATATGAGTTAGTTGGCGAGAAAATACTTGGTAATGTTAGATTTAGTTTTGAATCTACTAATTCTGCTATGTTCCCAGTTATACAGGCTCAAGAATTAGCCCACCCTCAGTTGGCAGAACAGCACCCTAAGAAGATAAGAAACGCACTAATGATACCAAATGAAGAATTGCAATTCCAAAGCATGATGGTGGTAGATGATACTGGGCAGGAACATCGCTTAGAAGGCGGTTCGCCATTAGGTACTGTCATCATGGACTTCAGACATGTAAGTGACAGGGAGATAGAAGGTTTAGCACCTGCCTTAGCAGGTACTGGTATTTCACCTAATATGAAAATCCGTTTACCTAATCCTGATGAAATACCGGGCAATATCATAATAAGGCCCGGCTTTGATAGAATACAAGCGTATCAGAATGAAACATTTGGTTCAGGTGGTTTGCAGCACCCTGCTCAAGGAGAAGAGGGTGGCTTTGTCAGAAACCTGTTTGATAATCAAAGTCCCGGTCCTAGATTATGGCCTACATGGGAAAATAATGGTTGGGAGCATCTAAGTCAAGATAGAACAGATGTTTCAACTACTAAGCACAGGCATCGATTAGGTTTCCCGGCATCAACATCAGAGGGTTGGGAAGATTATACTGGTCATAAACCACTTACCACGGCTTACGAGCCACACGATCGCAGCCTTTATTTCCATGTAACCAAGATGAGCACAAGTATGACTTACAGGTATGGTGAGTCACAAGAGCGAACATACCTTAGTGTAGATGGAACCAACTTGATAACACAATCACCTGAAGACATAAGTTCTTCTGTCTATACGGACCCTAGTGAACTTAGTGGGGGTAGATACTTTTTGAGACTATACAATCAAGAAACTGGTAAAGGAGTAATTGTTTCATACACGGGTATAGATAACAGTAGCAGTGCCAAAAAGTTTACAGGTGTAGTGTACGGTCCTGATTTTGAAACATTTATACAAGAAAATTCTTTCCACCAAGTCAACATAACACCTAGTTATTACATGCCAGCAGGTAGTACTCGTATATACGCATCGAGAAGGTTGCGTGACCACAGTGAATATAGTGGTGCTAGCCCTGATATGAAGATTACAGATTGGTTTGAAATATATGACAAACTGCCTGCAAGTAGCGGTAGTTTCACAAACCCATCGATTCCTTACATACATCTTGCAGGGACTTCAAGCCCTAAGATGACACCTATGCCTATACCTCGTATGGGTCACCACTATGTTAACCCAACAATGGCATTGATGCCGGGCCATTATGCTCATCCAGCATATCAGCGCCTGTACGAGTTAAACCAAAGTTGTAGAACTTCTAACAATGCACCTGCTATCAATAGTCTGATTGGTACTAATGAAGGGACTAGAACGAGCACAACCGCTACTTCGACTACGCATGAGCCGGGTCGAGACCCTTACATTTACTTCTCCGGCCCAACTGCTGCATTCGCTCCTTCTGACATCCACGGTGGAGGTTTCACTCTATTGACTGAAACTAAAATCAAGTACGAAGGATATGGTGTCGCTGCATCCGTTGGTGATGCAGGTAGTAAGAATGCAGCCGGTGGTCACGAGTTGGTACTAGAGGCTGCTGGAACATATACTCTCAACAATCACTTCCCCGATCCAATGGAAGTGGGCGCATACCAAATTGTAATACAACCGAATGTATTTGCACAACAAATCAAAGGTTTCCATCTTAACCACGGTACTGAAAACAAAGCGCCATCTGAAAGTGGAGACAAAGTAGTGGAGTTGACTGGGCAACAGGTCAACACTGTCATTGCTATCGAGCAAGACATCAGTACAAATGGTGCACATACACTCATATTAGCAGAGGCTATAATGGCTGATGTTAGGGGTTGTGAAATAATTATCAATGAGGTCATTCTTGATATTGAGCCTGATTCCGGTAGCCACTTCGCCAACATGCCTGCACTCGGCCTCTATAACCCACTTGGTGTACAAGAGTCTAGTTCTCCTTCACTGAGTCGTAGAAGTCTACCTTACAAGCCGGGTATGTTCTCTAGTGCAACGCCGGGATATACAGTCACAATACCTTGGTGGGGGATATTGCACAAAGATGGTGCTGGGGATTCTGCTGCTCAGAAGTTTAGACATTTAGAGTGGCACAAGCCTGACAATTATTACGAATTCTGTAGAATGTCTTACGGCTGCGTAGGTGCCCAATTGACTATCGCTGGCTACCCTACTTCCTTTATGGATATTTATGAGGCGCACAGGCGCAATAGAAGTCTAAACCCTACCTGTGTTGTACTTGCAACTGATAGCAGCGGCTCTACAATCACAGTCGATAATAACGACTTATTCCCTGTAGCCCCATATTACGGGGAAAAGTTAGAGTACACTAAAAGCGGTAAACGCTATACTGCAACCTATGGTAATAGGACTGGGACACTTGCTCATGCTACATTAGGGGTATCTACTATATTTTCAAGCGTAAGTGGTAGCGCAGAGTTTTGGGCTAACATTGCTGCTGACACAGTGCTGAAATTAACTAGACCTTATGATACATATGCATCTGATTCTGTGTTCTTAGATACTAAGAGTAGTATAATGACAAGACTACTACCTCAAAGGAGGAAGGTAGGAGAAGAAAGCATCTACACATCTATAGCAAACGGAACTGCTGACACAAATTCACTACATCTACCCGACGCTTACCTATGTATGTGGCACCCTAATCTAGGTAGACCGTTTACTTGGTACAGCGACACCGCTACAGGTGGAACTCGCAACTTCTATGACAAGACTGGAGTAGCAGATACGCCTGTTGATAAGAAACCTTACAACCATATACCTGAGCACTTTGAGACTATACATTATCATGATTTCAATTATGTTGCAAGCAAGGGGCCATTTGGACTAGCGATGAAATGGCTGAGTCCACCGGGCAGTGCTGGCCTATCAGCAGACGGTACAATTTACACAGCGGCACAGATCGATAGTGATGGCAACTTGTCTCACCAAGGTGGTACAGATAGTTCAGAGAAGTATAACTTTGCAGGCTTTTGGCCCGGAGGCTCTCATGGAGGCGGGGCAATAAGTCGCCTAGAAGCCTACGGAGATGCACTGATTGGATGGGGTGGTGAAACTCATGGAATGGATTGTGGTGGGTTTGATGACAATACTGGAGTTAGGACTAGGACATACGCACAATTGACATCTGCTTCTGCTTATGCTCGCAACAATTGCTTTGGGTTTAGATTTGGATTAAGGCAGGCTTACAATAGGCCACGCTGGGCTAACTATGTTAGAGGTTGGTTAGAAGTTGCCAACGCTAATGCTTTGCTTGGTTATTACAATGGTCCTCTTGTACAGCAAGATGATAAAGCCGGTGGCTGGGACTATGTAGGGACAGACACAGGGACAATAGGTGATTCATCAATAAGTGATACTTACATTGGTATTTTAGAAAGACTGACTCAGGTTAGTGCACTTCTAAACCAAGACCAAATTGGTCGTCAAGTGCGATACAGTGATGGTCGTAGAATGTCAGAGCCATTCGGCTGTGCAGTAAGGACAATTAGGAACGCATCTACAGTTAGAAGAGAATATCCGGGCGATAATGCTGGTAAGGGTATATCCGAATTAGCCGATGCGCACAGATATTACATGGTAGATTGGTGGGGCAATACTCGTGGAGAAGATGTACGCAGGTTCCCAGTTAGAGGGTTTGGAATTAGACCTTCTTGGGATCCTGAAGATGCATATGCGGACACTAATGTTGCTCATAGGCCTGCTGCCGGTGCTTTGTTTGGTGGAGATGGCAATGACCGTTACAGTGGCAACGCTAATACCGCTAACAATGACGCTAGCAACATGGGCGTGGCTGATTGGTTTAACCCTGCTAGTGCACTTAGAGTCGGAGACAGAGGTGATGGCAGAGGAGTGCGCTGGCCTACTGTGTTTAACGAAAGCATGCTCATGGATGTCAGCGAAACGCACGATGCTACTGGGTTAGTGCTGTCTCATAGCACAGCAGAGCCAGCCTTTGGTCAAGGACTAGTGAGGCCTAGTAACTTAACTTTACAGTCGGGTGAAATAGAGAGAGGAATAAGCGCTAGGTTAGACTTGGCAGACGAAGATGGTTTGCTCAAACCTAGTGCTTCTGTAGGTGAAGGTGTAGAGACCGTAACCGCTGATACAAGGCTAGTTGACCCAGTTGCTAGAGATGATATGAGAATGGGACTAGATGTGGACACTATTGCTGAACTAAACGATGGTGTTAGCAGAGAATATGTCATCATGTCTACTGAAGCAGCCAGCCTACACACTGACAGAGAAGTAGGGCAGAGGACAAACTTACGAGGGGCCATGACAGGCGCAAGTCGTACTTTAGGTAACTTCGATTTGACCGCTCTAAACTTCAGTACTAATCCGGTTGCGGGAATTACAAGATTCTCCAACGCTCACGCTTATTGGCCGCTTGGTGGAACTTACATCATGGAATGGAGTAGGTATTCAGGCGTATTAGATGTCAAAGGCTGGGGTCAAACTGGTGTATCTTCTACATCTAATCCGTACCAAGATGCTAACCACGACCCAATCATTCAAAATACTAACTTTACAGATTCCACTATCGAATTCCTGTACCGCCCAGTACAGGTATTAGACAGTAAACATGTTCAGTTCTTTAGACCAGCACCTGTAATGAAAACTAGTGCTGACCAAGTTGGCTCTAACTTCTATAGAGCGACAAGTGGCGGTAAATATGGCCTATTCACAAGCGATGCTCCGGGTGCACTGACAGGGACTCCGAGTAGCCCACCATATGCGCCAGTTTACTCAATTACACCTACTTCTAGTACAACAGTACCTACAAGTCAGGGGCCTAAGATTGAGGGTGTCGATGTAACAGGATATGACAAGACTGACATCCGATCTCCAGTAGCAAGAGTAGTCATGTCTGAGAACACACTTGAGCACTTTAGAGCAGATGCAAGTCGCAAGTCTCCTGATGATGAAGAAGGCGATTTCACTGTACAGCCGAGGCACAGTCAGACCCTACATCCAAAGGGTAGCGATGGTGATGCAACTTATAATACAGGAGACCATAGCGGGGAGTGAACATGGCACTAGGTAAGAATCTTGCAACTGGTCGTGCTGACGCAGTGCAGAATGCAATTATGAAAGTCGTGCGCAAGCCTAAGTTCGTAGATAATGGTGTCCGTCACGGAGAATACACTAAACAACAAAGTGGGTTTTTAGTGAAAGTACCGACATCTAGTGATTTTATGCCTACTCACGATCGAAAGTATTCTTTAATCGAAGAAGAAGATACCATTAGGCTAAGCCATAACATTAGTGACGGACATAGATATACAGGTAACATATTTTTAGGACAAGATAAAGTTAATAAACCGACCTTAAGCGCTAACCTTAGTCTTCCTCCTTTGATTATAGGTGCAGATAATCCTGACCAAGCCTTAGTCCCTGCGTCTATAGAGCATAGTGCTAAAGGTAGTCGATATAGGCTAAACAATTTAAAGGGTAGAGAATTAAAGCAAATAGGCTTTACAGACAAAACAGTACGCATAGGTCAAAAAATAAATGTCGGTCTAAGGACCACAGATTTAGTCAGTCGTATAGCAAAGGCCAGTACTAGTTCAATCAACGGGCTGACTATTAAAAACCCAAGTGGCACATTCGTAGCACAGGACTTTTACGGAGTAGACGGTATCAGCGCAATGCGCTTTTTAGCCAAACACGACGGCTACAATTCCAGCACAGATCAGTTTGGCAACATACACTACTCTCACCAGCGTAAACATGGTCGTGAGCATCGCATTACTAACACAATGGTTAGTGAAGGCGATGTAGAATCGGTGGGGAAAAGTACACTCAACCGGGTAGTAGTTCGGGGAAAAGTCCGTGCTAATAATGACCAAAATGTAGTACAGGTTGACGACTTTGGTCCTCAAAAGGACACTGTGAACGAAATACCCGGTGGCATTTATGCCCCTACAGCCGTAACTAAAGCCAGTGCTAAAATGATTGGTCGTAGGTTACTTTCTATGGCAAAGAAAGCAGAGGGTAATAAGAAACTGAAGGGTACATTGCTATCGAGTAAAGTACAGCCGGGAGACATTGTGTCATATGATACCTTAACGACTACAGAGCGCAAGGTAGTTTTGTCTACTAGGCACTATCTTACAGAGCGTAAATCAGATATTGACATTAACTCAGTCGAAGGCTCTATAGAAGACATTTTACAACGATTCCAAGAAGTAGACATCAGTTCTAGCACAGGTGATAACGAAGAAAGAAATCGCCAATATAACAGGGAAGAGTTTGCTACTGCATTTGGCTTTAATGTTAGAATTGCATGGCGCATTGAAACCCGCAGGGTTAAAGATCCAACTGGTGGGATGGCGATTGGGGTATCTAACAGAAACACAGTTCATGGTAGAATGCATTTGAAGTCAACTGGTATATTAATCAACAATGGTGGGGGTTATGCTGTAGGCACTACTAACTTTACAACTGATGGTACTAATGCTAACTCTATATTTACATCAGGCATCATCAGTGCAGGTAAAGCAGACGCATTTGTTTACAAGGCTAATGGTAATCTATTAGGTAAGTTAAGTAGTGCAAGCACTACATCAGTAGTCATTACTAAGGCATCACCTTATGCGGTTGAGAATAACGAAGAGTTGTTTTTAATCTCTATCGATACATTACCTGAGTCTGCAAACGACCACCTAAAGATAAAGATGAATAAGGGTACATTCTCAAATAGAAGGAGGGGCTGATATGCCATTATTAAACGAAGCAAATAGATTTATGATAGACACGCTAAAGGCGAGAATAAACGAAGTAGTATTCGGTTTTGGTGGAACACTAGCAACACAGGATGATACAGGGGCCGCTCAACCGGCGATTGTAGTTACACCTACCGTGAGGGTATTGGACGAACATAGTCTATCCGTTGAAGCCAAAATACCACTTAGTAGTTCATTCAACAATACACTAAAAGAAGTAGTAATACAATACAAGAACCCTAGCGATGCGACAGATGTTACTGCCATAGCAAGGTACACATACGACTCAATTACTAAGACTAACGATAACGAAATCGTTTTCTCAGCAATTATTGAGGTGAATTCATGACGAATCCAAAAGCAGGACATACAAGCGCAGCCGGAATGAGCACTAGTGCTGAAGGGCTAAGAGATGGAGATGGGCTATCATCTCCGAGTTTAACTAACCCATATGAAGGCATACATGGTAACGGCATTATTAGATTACTAGATAGCGCCGTTGGTGATAGTAATAGGAATGCTATTTCTACTGCAACCCCCGGTTATATTGAAACAGCATCATCAGGTGTGGTTACTATTCATGGAGGGTGGTGTGTACTTGATGGAGCATTGTATAAGTTTGCTGGAGGAATTGGTGCTACTCAACAAATCACAATTGGTGCTACTGGTACTGCTAATTTTAATGGCGAATTGCCAGCCGTACCTACTGCCACCAGCGATGTATTTGTTGTAATCTACATATGCTCTGATAGCGGAACTACTACTAGAATAAGGTACGAAGTAGGTACCCCAGTGGCCCCTAGTGTAGGTACGCCACTCATACCTGCTGGCTTTTTGACCGATCCAGCCATCGGCAATACTCGTAAGAATCATCAATCGATTGTACTAGGTGTATTGCGCTATACAATGACGGCAGGTACTGCAAATGTAACTGCTTCTTTGAGCGCTACACCTATATTGCATGATAGAAGGGTATTCATCAGAACCAGCCCTATGTATCTTCAGCACATGTCTAAGGGTACTAGGACTATGAGCACAGGTGGTACTGACTTAGGTCATGCTAATAACAAGATTACTCACCATACCGATCTTGCGGCAATGTATGGCTCTCCTGAAAGTAGCGATTTGACTAATAGTGAATTTGGTGCTATTTGGCAAAGCCATACAACTGAATCTAATGCCATGCTCTTTTACGCAGCATCTAATACACTGAATGGCACTAAGGCCATGCACACTCATAGGTTAGGGCCTGATGAAGTCAAGATAATAACCGCTAATACCAGTTTCACTTTCGACCAAGCGAACATATGGTTAATCAATGCTAATGGGGGAAGTGCACATGCTACACTTACCCCAAGTGGGACTTTTCCCCCCGGCTATGTACTTGAGATTAGGAACATATCTACTGCTAACTCTTACAATGCAGTATTTACTGCTAAAAGTGACGATAAAACTTCTAGCGCTGCCGCTATCAACATAGCCAATGGTAAGTATGCTAGATTCGCATACGATGGTACCGATTGGCACCTACTATTCTTACAGGCTTGATACTATGGGGAAATTACTCGCCGCTTTGAGGATAGAATGCGTCAGTTGCGAAGAGAAAAGCATACCCCTTGTAATAAAGGGCGTTTACTTTTCCGGCAAAGGTACGGCAATTCAGGAATGTCCTCTTTGCGGGCATATGTGTAAGTTGGGTGATAAGTCCCTGCCTCGATCTAAGTCTAGCAAGGCCCGCAGGTTTCCCTACGGGCGCTTTGCTAGAGAATTAGTTACTGCTTCTAGGCAATAATCACTCGCCACGCTTACCGATGATGTCATCGATGCGTAGTATACTGATAGTGACTTCGCTAGCAGACTGAATCGCCTGCTTGACTAGGCTGAGAGGTTCCCATACATTGGCATCCTTCATTGAGCAGGTGCCTCCATCTTCGATGTTAGGCCCATAATCGATGTTACCCGACAAGTGCTCATTCCTGAGCGCCAGTACGATGTCTAGTGGGTCGTGACCTGCATTCTCTGCAATGGTAGAAGGTATCGATTCCAATGCATCTGCAAAGGCATCAATTGCCATCTGAGCACGACCACCAATCTCTGCTGCCCTGCTTCTTAGATTGATAGCAGAGTTGAGATATGCGGCACCGCCGCCCGGTACGACCTTGAGGGTGTTATAGGCTACACATACGACTCCGAGAGCATCTTCAAATCCACGCTCGGTCTCATCTAGTGTTTGCTTAGTAGCACCTCTTAGGATAAGAGTAGTGACTTCACCTGTGCCCTTGACGACGACATACTTCATGTCACCGATAGTAGTACACTCGATGTCTGCATCTACTGCATCCCCTAAGTCCTCAACAGTGTGAGCCGCAGAGGTGTTTAGTAGTAACCCTAGAGCAGATATATCACTTTCAGGTAAACGCTGAACTACGCTGATATTGGCCTTAGCCAAAGTAGCCGCAACTACCTCGTTTACATGGTCTCTGACCAATACTGCACCACCATTAGGTAGGCGCTCGATGATAGACTCTGCTTTCTTGACCCAAATATCCCTAGTTGTAGTCTGCTGGTATTGTTGATACTCAGCAGCAGATCCAAGTGACACTTGTACATTGTCCTCATTCTTTTTGTTACTGAGTCCAGTGTTGATTAGTAGTACCTTGCCTTCAGGTGTGAGAGGCATAGCAGGTAACATGAATTCCTTGTGTAATACTACACCTGAGAAGCATGTCGAATCTTCTAAGCCTCCACCGGGCTGACACAGGACACGGATGCGCTCAAAATCGCCACCTGCCAATTCTGCCGCCTTAACACATAGTTCACTGACATGTTCCATAGCGGATTCCAATGACTTACCTGTAATCGATGTCTGCGCTACATGCCTCAAGTGAGGCTTGGCAGATTCTGCTAGGCTTGGAATGTGTTCAGTAGCCCACTGTGCTGCTTGTCTGTAACCTTTACAGATAACATTAGGGTGTAGGCCCTTTTCAAATAGTGATTCAGTATTGCTCAGCAGTTGCCCTGCTAATACTACTGTGCTGGTCGTACCATCGTAACACATACTCTCTTGAGTGTTAGCCGCTTCAATTATCATCTTAGCGCCCGGATGTGATACATCTAGTGATTGAAGGATAGTAGCGCCGTCATTTGTTACAATGACATTGCCACCTCCATCGACCATCATCTTGTCCATTCCCGCTGGACCTAGCGTACTTCTAACCGTGTCTGCGATTGCTTTCGCAGCACGAATGTTTAGGCTCTGTGCTGTTTGTTGTTGATCTCCGTTGTTTACCATTCTACATCATACTCCTTTGGTACTCCCTTGTCTCTTAGTCTCACCCTTATATCACCTGCGCTACTACAGCGCTGTACTAGGGTGAGTATGATATTCGCATCATCGATGCAGTGCTTAATTATTGACAGTTCACTGCCCTTCTGCCAAATAGGGGCATACATTTCTGTATGCAGGGAATACTCCAAATCTAAATCGTTTAGATTTAATTGCTGTTCCGAAATACGCTTTATCTCTAAATCTATATCCATGATATGCCTTTCAATATGGTCAACCATATCACTAGGACTACCTTTGTCTATACCTGTCCAAGAAGTATTCAGGCCATAGGGCTGAGTATTCTTTAGGACCAATATACCTCCATTATCTACGATATAGGCCATTTCGTCTTGTATTTTTGAATAAGAAATTGGCTTTGAATTGATATAAGATCGGTGACTAGTGTATACCGATAAGTAATCATCACTAGTGACAATTACCACTTCGGGGGCATTCACCATATGTGAAAATTCACTACCATAGGCGAACACGACAAAGTGCTTGCCTTTCATTCCTCTTCACCTAGTAAAACCTTGAGGCTTTCATGCATAGCGCCCATACAGGCAAGGCAGAAGTCGCAAAAATCTACTTTCAATAGACCGAAGTACCCACTTATACCTTCATCTTTGTACTCAAACTTAGCATGACAAAGAGAACAGTTTTTTTCCATTTTAATCCCCCTTACTTCTATGCTCTTTGAGCAATCTGACATACTTACTTTTCCCATCACGGGTTTCCTCAAACAGACTTTTCCCCGATTCATTGTATTTGTTATTAATGCCCGGTTTACTGCTTAGATTCTCACTCTTGCCGAACATTTCCATAACCTTAGCCTTCTTGACCCATCCCGGCCCTCGGTTGTCATTGAAATCATATTGCTCGCAGCGCCAATAAGCGCCTTTCCAACTAGCCTGCATCTTACGCTTAGTAGCATTAGCCATGCCTACCTTGACCTCTGATTCCAGCCAGTCAATTAGATTGTGATACAGGTCGTATAGAATCTCTTTAGCCATATCTACATGGTCTCCAGTGACCACCCAAGTACCTTCCAACATAGCCATATGGTGGGCTAATACATTGGTGTAATTCTGTAGACCCATAATGAATGATGCACATACACCCTGCTTCTTAGGGTCCATGTTTTCTACTAAGTCGTAATAATCATCAATTGCCTGATGTAGAGCAGATCGATAGGTGGCATCTAAGGTGAACATATCGTACATTACCGCCTTAGTCCATCCTTCTTGCATCTCACGAGTAGAATTACCCCACTCATCTGCACTAATTCCGGCTAAGTCACATACCCTTGCTTGCAAGTTGTCCTTCAAGTCTTTAAAGAAGTCAACTACTTCGTCGTATGATACTTCAAAGTCAACATGGTTGTGTACAGAGTCTGCTAATTCGTGAGCAATGTTTCTTTTCATCTCAAGAGTCCAGTGCCTCCAATAAACTAGTACTCTTTGGAAAATACCCTTGTCAAGTACATGCTCTTTGATACCCTGTGGAGGGAATGTTGTAATCCAAAGTGACACTAAAGACTCGATGGTAATTGTACCATCTTTCATGTGCTTGGTCAATATGTTTCTACCAGTTCCAGCAGAATTCAATGCCGATTGTAAAAACAAAACAGTTTGTTCTGAGTGCTGGGTGGGTTTTAGGATAATGGAACCTTCATCGAAGTTCATCCCCTTTGCTCCCGCTAACACCCCCGGTGTTTGGTGCAATGTGCCATCTTCGTCCCGACTCCAAGAGCCGACCATAGCGGAGTCAGTACCAGTTGTATAATCAACGCAATCTAAGCCAGCAGATGTCATTACACGCTGTATGATTTCAAACGCCACTGATTTACCAGTCCTAGTGTCTTGAATCCAAAACACACTCACCCTTGGATCGATGTTAGAGGCACCAATTGGTACTCTTACAAATGGTAGAGCAGTCTGCCCTAGAATAAAGAAAAATGATAGTAGGCCGGGTATTTCGTTGTCTTTTGATACTTCTCTAAAGTGTTCTAAATATCCTCTCAAAATAGGGTATTTCTGCATGCATTCATAGTGCTCTACGCTGTGCTCAATCATATCTTTCCTCTCCGTTTACTGTATTTTCTCTCTACCTTTACTGGTTCTTCGCTAGTTAAAACCTCAACTAATCGCTGGCGCAGAACTGAACCCATTCCTCTCACCTGTTTAATGGATTCGACATGTAACATCTCTTCAATAGAGCCACATTTATCTAGTAATTTTTCTACTAGGTCTTGCCCGAATCCGGGTATAGAAAGTAACATATCAGCCCTAATATCATTGGTGCTGACTCTAGTGATTGCCTTTGCACCATGACTTGATGCAGAGGTATGTAGTTTGGAATGTAATTTGGTGACGAACATAGCCGCCTCACTGTAATTGTTAGCCCGCCAAACATGACAATCGAAGTCAGCCATAATGCGAGCAATGACTCCGGTTAATGTGTTGAGGGCCTTGGAATAGGTGGTTTTTCTACCTTGGTTATTTGATATTTTGACATACTTCGCTAGATCTCCATGTATCACTAAGAAAACTCGCTGACAATTAGCGTCTAGGTTTTCCATTTGTCTCATCAGGTGCCCTGAATAGGTAGATTGAAACAAATCAGAGATACTTTTGCACTCTATGTGCCCATCCCCTGCTTTGTAATCCCCCATGCCCTGTAGGAACTCTTGTTTGATAGGAATGCCCTGTCTTTCTGCTGCCCTAACGATGGCATCTTTCAGCGGCCCTCTTTCATTAGAGTCAATAATTAATGGTACCTTAGTCATCCAAACACCTTCTCATTAACTATGTGTAAAGGATATAAAATCAATAGAATGGGTACCAATACCACTATCAGAAGCAACGCTTCGACAAATTGTATTACCTTCCACATGAGTCTACTCCCCCTTGGAATCATGATGGGCACAATGCTCCTTATCTACCTTGGCCCATTGTCCGCAGCGATTTCCTTTAGAATTCATTCCTTTGCACCTATATTTGTCAGGCGGTGCCTTGTTGTTACACCTGAAACATATGCTTCTTTTAGACTTATTATTGGTCTTGATGCTTCTTTTACATATGCTGCATTCTGCACCATGAAATGTGTGTTGCTTCATGGACTTCCCTCTTCTGCTAATTTCCACACACCGATCCTTTCACGGTTACCATTCTTTGTTCTGCTACGATGTCCTACTTTTTTGAATTCAGGACACTTGCTCAAAATCTGTGTCAATGTCATTTTTCCGGGGCTTTTACTATAGGGTCTACCATTATGTGACCTTTGTGAAAGTAACATATCGTATATTTCGTTAGTACTGAGTGCACCCTTCTCTGCTTCAAATACTCTAATTATACGAGACATATACAGTGTTTTCTTCTTCATTCTACAGCCCCCGTTTTGTCCCAGTATCGACACTTACCCATGCATAGACCCTTAGACCATAGCATCTTACAGGTTTGAGGATAGTCTTTACCCACAATAGTCCGTACTTGGTATCTAGTTACCCCTTCGTCAAAGTCAGCCCACTGAAGACTCTTGATAAACGAAACAATCTTCTCTGTATGACCTTGTAGTACATCGGGTGAGAACTTGTCAAGTGGTAAGAAGTGCCGCAAACGCTTTGCTAGATACTTTACTAACTGTACCCTTGCATCGTGACTAGGGTTCCCGCCCACTTGACAGGCGGCTTGGTTTAGACAGGGGAGTATGATTACTCCATCCATTTTGAGAGTCGGTAGATCGAGAGGAGCAGTATTCTTTTGGAACACCCCCTTCTTTTCCCCCGGCTTCTTCACTTTGAGTTTTACACCTTTGGAACCATAAGAAATGACACCGCTTGTTGCATCAAGGGCCTGTTCTAAAATATGGTCTACTCCATTTTGTAAATCCTCTGTTTTCAGAGGAATACTCCAATATCCACGCTTGGCATTGTAGGAATTAGGAATGCGAATGAGTCCACTTGTATCAAATGGTACAGCGGGGTCTGAACAAAACAAATCTAAATCTTTTATCCAGTCATTGACTCGTTTCATACCTGCTTCTCTGATTGCCGACAGATGTGAGCCGCTGGCAGGTGTGTATATCTCCGATAGTGCTATCCATATGTGGAAGCCACCCCCACTAAACCACACACCATGCTCTATGTCATTCTTTAGTAACTCTTGGTGTAACTTCAGTGTCTGATTCAGAGGTACTTCAAGTGGTACATCAGGTCGCTTAGGATTAGTAAAGTCCTTGGGATCGAAATCGAGTACAAAGTGCCTGATGATAGGTGTTTGTAGGTTGACTCTCCTGTGATTGGGTGCTTCGGTAGCACGGTAACCATAGACTGTCATATAGGCATTAGATACGCCGTTTTTACCAGCCCAGTACCTTTCAAACTGAACAGTGTCTGATACTAGTTTTCTGAAGCCTTTGCCCTTCTCTGTGCTTAGTTCTAATACTTCTCTTGGAAAATCAAAAGTCATGTGCATTTTACCACCTCGGCCAGTGATGCTCACCGCCGGGTTTCCATGCGGGGCAATCTTCAGTAAAACTGCACCAAGCACATTTACCTTGGTGTGGTTTTGGTGGAAAGTTGTCTGTAAAGTAGGCCTCTAACAGATTATTGATGTCCTTATCTAAGGACTTAGAATAGGACTTAACTACCTTCTCGTGCTTCCAACTATCTATGAACCTGACACCTTCCATATCATCGCCACAGGAGCCGTCAGGATAGAACCAGCCCCAATGAGTTACATTCTGTAGTGGGTGGTCTGCCATCTTGAGTAAGTCAGCGTAGTATGCCATTTCTTTGCGCATGCCCTGTACCTTGTATCTATCATCGGCCCAATCATTCTTTTTCTTGTCCCACTTCTGCTTCCATTTACCTGTCTTTAACTCCATCAGGCTAATAGTGCCATCATCGTTTTCAAATCCACGGTCTATCATACCAGCAAAGTGAATAGGTACAATGTGAGTTTCCCCATTATGTACAAACTCACGCTCAGTGAATACATGTATCTCATCTTCGTTAATGACTGGTAAGAAGTTTTCACCCTGTGTAGCCTCTAGTCGATCCAACTCCCAATTCAGCCTTTTTACTATAACTGGGCCTTCTCCTAGTTCCCAAGGCTCTTCAGGCTCAGGTACACTTTTGATAAACAAATCGAGTGCTTCATCTCTCTTCTTTTCATTGAGTAGTTTCAGTACTTTGTTGATGTTGGGTCTAACATATACATAGAACTCTTCCATAGCATTGTGTATATTGATACCCTTAACCATAGCGTCTGTTTGAGGAGTCTTGCGTCCCTCTCTACGCTTGTAATGATACTGCTGTGGACAGTAATCGAAGTCACTAGTCAGGCTAGATTTAGTGATTCGTAGATGTAATTCGTGCCCCGGTTCCCACTTGTATGTGGACTTCTTGTATGCTTCAAAATCTCTTGTCATAATATCACCAATACCTCTTTGGTCGTGCTGCACCTGAAGCCGATTCTAAGTCCCATTCAAGGGCTTGGAATATCGGCTTGACCTTGCGCTTAACTAACCTGTCAACCATTTTCTCCCAATCGAGCGTAAAGCCCTCCATCTCAGATATGTCCTTGTAACAGACTATATCTGTAGGTGCGGCCCAGTCAGGAGAAGAGGCAACATATACCCACGGTACACTGTCACCTTCATCAAACTTGGGCTGGCTGAATCGCTCTGCCATGTGTTTATTGTAATACACAGCAGCCTTAGCACCCAAGGTAGGCTTGGCATAATCCTTCAATTTCTTAGATATTCTAGTTACTCCAGTTACCTCTTTCAAATCGACCTTGGCCTTCTGTATCTTGAGTGCAATAGGCCTAACATGGTCTATTACATCTGCTTCTGATGCACCTTGGCATACCAAGTTTAGCACATCTCTCTCTAAGTTGCGAGAGATAGGTGCGAGAGTAGAAATCTTACCGAATCGAGCCGACTTAGGCTTACCCTCATCTTCAGGGGGCCAAGAGCATATACCGTAGTAGAGATTTTTCCCCGCTACTAACCAGTATGGCATATATGCCTCAAACTCCACGAATAGGTGACTTGCGTTGAGATCAACTTGTACCTTGTCTGTCAGATGCTTGGCTAATGCCGGTGCCTCATCGAATGGTACACTCACGAATGCTGAATCAGTGTGACCATACAGAGCCTCGTAGCCCTGAGCCTCTGATTCTTCCATTAGGAATTTGATTGCCTCTCTACCACAGGCTGTGATAGCGTTGGCTATGTCGAAGTCACACCAGCCCCAATGAGCACTGGCGACCATACCGTATAGGCTCGCCATCACTCGCTTGGTAGCAAGTTGCATTGTATTCCAGCCAGCCCTCTCTGTAGGGCTATCTGCCGCTTTCATCTTACCTTTGTATTCATCACGCAACTCAAACATTTCCTCTACAATTTGAGGAAGTAGCCCCTTCTTGGATTGGTCCCAACAAGAGCCGTCAGGTAACTTGTGTACACCGTCTTCACCGGCTCTACTTCGATCTACTTGGGTTTCCCATGATAGTGAATGTGATAAAATGAGTGAAGGGTACAGTCCCTTGTAATCTACACACGCTACACCCTCGTACCTGCCCGGTTTGGGCGGAGGAATGTATGCACCCTCGTAGTCCTGTTTCTCTACATCAGGCCTTGTAGGTGCCTTCCAGTGTGTGCGTCTGCTGAGCAGGCCACGGGCGAATCTAGTTACATTGTGACATGAAGTGAATGTCACACCACATATACGCTGTAATGATAAGAAGAAATTTAGGACATGATTTTCTTCATCCATTCTTTTGAGTAGTAAAGTATCTTGCATACAATAATCACAATAGTCATCAAATCTCTCTCTCCATCCTGTAAATACATCCATGTCAAATTTGCCGCCGTAATTCAATACATCGGGGCCTGTAATGTGGTCTAGTTTTCGACTGGCTAATTGCGGTTTACCGCTATCCTTCCATACACGCTCAAAGCCTGTACCACTGTCGTAGGGCGCTGCTGTGTCGAAGCACAATCTGCCTATGATTGGCTGAGCAGTGTACTTGTAACCACGCTCTCCTTTAGGTGGTTTCAGTACACGGCCAAGAGGGCTGAGTCGTCTGAACTCATCCAGTCTACTGACTAGGTGAGGTAAATCTGCCCACATGATAGCGTGGGCTATGAGTATATCGGGGTTGCACTCTTCTAAATAATCTAAGAAGGCACTGTGCATTGACTTTTCATCAGTGTAGAATAAACGCTCGTAAACAAAGTCGGCACCTTCATGCTTTACATGGCGTTCCTCTTTTCTTACGAACCCTTTCTCTTCTATTTCTGCTGTTTCTTCGCTCCAGCAAAATGTGACATTCCTATTGTTGTAGTTGTCCACTACAGACATAACAGTTGTGAAGTTGTCATGGGGATCCCATTCCAAATCGAAGTGCCATACACGGGGTTTCCACTCAGGCATCTCTCTGATTTCATCTATGAGGTACCTGTCGGTTAGACTCATGTCTGCTTCCCAAGTCCTACCAAACTCCTTTTGCATCTGTCTGACATCTGCTTGTCTGTAGGCATATACCTTAACCAGTGTGTCCTCTGTCTTTAGAGCAATCGCAGTGTCCTCTTTATCAATCGAACTACCGGGGTATCGTGACAGAACACGCTGTACAATTCTCTCAGGCGTTTTGTTTAAAATCCAAAAGTACGGCTTAAAATCACTGATTCGCTCTTCTATCAGGTTTCCTTCAGAGTCACGCCATCTCTTGTATATGTGGTCGTGTCCTTCAGGGTCGGGTCGGTAGGTGTTGATAATCACTCCTCTTCCCCCAAACATTCGCAGTCGTTACAACCGCCTTCGCCTTGGTAGCAATGACAATGTGGACAAAGTGGCTTCTTTTTGTTACCTTTGTGATAAGGTATGTCTTTACCACAGTTACACTGATAGAACATACTCAGTCCTCCTCGTACTCTTGATCCATCACGACTAGTAGGAAACCAGTGTCACCCTGCTCTATCACAAGGACTGTTTCATCCCCTGTGTGGAGATTGAGTGGTCCCGGTGGTAGGTTAGCCAGTAGCGATGGTAACCAGTAAGCAAATGCTGAGTTCACTGTATCGTTATTAGATTCACAGTTGGTGATAGGTACACGGACAAACATCTTGCCCTTGGCCTTTGAACCCGCACTGACTACATACTCACCTGATGGGTCAAATGCTGACTTACAGGAAAACTTGCCACCAATTACTTTGTCAAACTGTGCCGCAGGGGCGAAATCTTCTCCGTTTACTATACCGTGACAGTCTAGGTCGAAATTGGCCCAACTCTGCCACATGTTAGTTTCACCTTCACCAACCAATCTTTCTATCAGAGGCAATTGCTTCTGAGTAGTCAGGTAGGATGATGTCGGCAACTGTAGTGTGGATTTGCCACAGGCTACATGCAACACTGATGTCTTACCCATCTGATTGATGCTGACCTCTCCGGTCTTTGTGGCCTTCAAGAATGCAAGTAGCCTAGATACATCGCTTACTGCAATGTTGCCAGCCTCTGCTTCTCTAACAGCCAGTCGTCGTCTAAGGTAGTGGGTGTCTTTACCCACTGCCGATTCTACATATTCATCTTTGACCCTGAATACAATGTCAGGCAATTCTTTGCCAAACCCTGTAATGAACTGGGCTAGATCTTTGTTACTTACTTTGAAACTTGTCATATTATCACCTCACGGGTGGGGAAAGCGGTTCATGTACAAGAGAAGACACTATCTCCGAGTTTTGAAAGTTTGCCACTTATTACTGGATTAACCCCTAGTGAATCACTTTACTCAGAGAACCCCTTCACGCAGTTCAGACAAGCCGTGCCATTGAGCAGGCTCGCCCTTCTTGGTGACGAAGTACAGCCTCTCCTGACCCTTTAGGTCAGAATTGGTTTTCTCTTTGAAGAACTCTGCTGTGTGTCTAATCTCGCCTGTTTCCTTACCATCGTCGCCACGAACCTTACGGGCGTGACACCAAATGATTTGGAACAGGTCGTTGTTTGCACTCTTCTCCCATGCGAACTTCCAGCCGTCGAATCCGACTTTGCCATCCTTGTCCTCTTTGAGGTGGGTTTCCCAGTACACATCCACGCCTAGAGCGTTTAGTTTCTGACACAATGCTGTCATCTGCTTGAACCTAGTTGACCTGATGTTCCAGTTCCAACCGATACCTTGGTTGACTTCAACCTTGGCAGCACCAATTGCATCCTTTACATTGTTATCCTCTAAGTCGTAAATCTTCATGTTGTTCATACAGACTTGATCGAATTGGTCTACAGATGTAACTAAGAAGGTGTTGAGTTTCTTGCCCCCAAAGCCTGCCTTAGATTGCTTCTGTGCGTACTCTACAGCATAGCGCAGTAAGTCCATTACACGATTGTGTGTTTCAGGATAATCGTAAGATGTTCTATCATTGGATTGCATAACCCAAGGAGACCATACTCTTACTCTCTCATCAGAACCCGGATAGTGTGCTTCTTTACAGGCCATTGCTCCGTTATCGAAATCCATTGCCCACAGCATACCTTCAGGGTATTTGTGCATGTGTCCGTCAATCACGATACCGGACTTACCAGTACCTTCGTGTCCGACAACTCCACAGAATACCTTGCTAGGTCTTATCCTGTTAGGGTTAGTCTGTTCTTTGAACTCTGCTTCCAAGTTAGGGAAGTTGCTCTTAGAAACAGGAGCAGGTGCAGGGGCTTTCGCCTCTACAACCTGCTTGTCTACTTCTGCTGCCTCCGCTTGGAAGATCGCTTCTGCTCTCTCTTCATCCTTCTTCTTCATTGCTCCAAATCCTGCCATCAGTATTCATCTCCGTTGTTCTTGAATTGGTCTATGCTAGTGTCTCCACCCTTAGCACCCGGTCTCGCTGTACGAGGTGGTACATAGATACCGAATGCTGTTAGGTTAGGGGTGGTTTGGTCATTGTATACACTCATACGAATGCGACCAAATATGATTACTGGTGTCTTTTCTGCATATGGTTGCCATTCGCCGTAATTGTCCTTAAACTCAAACGGATGACTGTCATCGTAGATGCGGCCCGGTACCCATACAGTTACTTCAGACATTGCTGAGTCCCTGCCGAACTTACGCTGTAGGCTAGGGCTGGTTACGCTCAATCTAAATGCACGACCTGTTTGGTCGTATTGATTGTCCATAGGCTCTAGGTTGAGTCTACTGACATATCCCTTAGTGATGATAGTAGGACCATAGTAGTTACCGCTACTGCTCTGTAACTTGCGCTCTTCGTATGCCTCAGTCAATTCGTCTATTTCGACATATGATTCGTGCATACCTGTGCTAACTAGATACTTTTCAGGCCTAAGTAGTACTCTATCATCTTCCTCTACGAAAGAGTCAGTGTATACCATAGTCTTGCTGAAGTCCCTGTTAGTGTAAACTGTATCAGCGCCTTCCTTGTTAGACCTGATTACTTGACAGGTTACTGGTCTGCCGAATTCGTATTCTTCAGACATGTTGTTACCTGTAAGGGAAACACGCCAAATGCTAATTGCTCTGTTGAAGTTCTCCTTATCGTTACCAAGCAAGTACAGGTTACGGACTCTGCTTTCAGGTGCCATAGGTGTACCCTTGTCATTCATTAGACAGATGAGATCGCCATCGACTTGTAGTCCAAACCAAGGTAGTTTGTCTCCATCGATGCGTTCTTTGGTAGGCTCGCCGTTGACATGCCATACTCCGTCTTTCGCCTTAACTATACCAACCACGCCATTATCGATGGCTTGGCCGGAGTTGTTACGGTAAGACGCAATTGCCTTCTCTCTAGCGTTTTCTCTATAGTCATTGATTTTGTCATCAATGCCTACAAACTGACCAACGAAGGTAACTGTTTCACGGCCACCGCCGCCAGTGCTACCAAGATTGCGTGTTTCAAGTGTAAACATTTCTGCCCACTCGACCAGCAAATCATCGTCTTCGTCTTTCCAGTCAGACACTGCAAACTCTTGCTCTATCCAAGCAAAATACTCGTTTGCTGCCTCTCCTATCTTTTTCTGTGCTCTTTCTGCATATCCTTGTAGGCGTTCTAGTACGCCCTCCGGTAATTGTCTCTCGTCGTTCATATTTTTTCCTCCTTGTTTTTCCTTAATTTCGCTACAAAGTAGTCTACAAAGGAATCGTCATCATCGGGCCACAAGTTTGCTAACAGGATAAACTCTCCATATGTTAACATAAATGCGTACCAATCGTCCTGACCACCCTCCAGTAGAGACCGCCCTCGGTGTCTCAACCCTATTAGTGTTGCGACACGACTGTTGCCCTCTCTGAGGTTGGTTTTCATGTTCTCCGCTAGTCGCTGGTAGTCTCCTCCAACGAAACTGAGTGCTGCCTTGTTCAGGCTCTCAGTACTGCGTCTGAGTTTCTGAGACAGGCCTTCATCTGTCTTAGGTGTACCCTCTAAAATGTCTATACTTTGTCTCAAACTACCGTTGGTTAAGCGGTTCAACATAGTATACTGTTCTCGCCACGGAATAGGCAAGTTCTCCGCCGTATGTATTTCCAACAGTTTCTTCCTTGCCTCCTCATCAGCGAGGGGTTTGAATCTAAATGTGAGGCATCTGTCTCTGATTGCTTTGTGTATCGGAGAGATGTCATTCGCTGTCAATATGAATATCGCAGTTCTGTGACTGTCCTCCATCACTTGCCTCAGTGCCTTCTGTGCCGCAGGTGTCAGTGAGTCTGCTTCATCCAATACGAATATGCGCCTCCTGACTCCTATGCCTTTCTGCTTAGCCATGTGCTTTAGTTCTCTGACGAAATCGATACCACGCTCATCACTTGCATTGGTTACAATGAAGTTGGATGGATCGAAGTAATCGCCATACAACTCCTTGGCTAGTGCATACGCTGCGCTGGTCTTGCCTACACCGGGTGGACCTACATACAGCATATTTGCTGGTAGACTACCTTTGGCTAGCCAAGACTTGGCCGCCTCTTTGAATTCCTTACAACCTGCTAGGTCGTCTATTTTGTTTGGTCTGTATTTCTCTCTCCATACTATCACGCCGTCACCTCCAAGCCATAATGCCTCTTTAGATAATTAACCAAACGATGAAAGAAGTCGTCACCGTAGTAATCAGAAGCCGTTTGGTAAAAACTCCTTATGTCTTTGAAGTGCTTCGATTTTTGAATTACTTTAGTCAATGCCGCATTGTAAATGTCTATTTCATACTCACACTCACCATCGCATTCAAGGATTCTAACTGATTCATCTTCTCGTGCAATATATTCAACTATGTAATTAGCCACACTACGAATAGTGTCACTACTTGTCATACAATAAACTGCCATGTCCTTCATCTCTTTACTCCAAACTACATCTTTTCCATTCATGCCGTCACCTCCCACCAATCAGGCGGGCTTGTGTGTCTGTAATGCACACCACCCGGACTGTCTACCTTTGATTTGTAATAAGTCCTGTATGCTTCAACAGCAGTAAACTTACTTTCATCATACCAATCATCATGGTCGGGATTAGTCTTGTCAAACGCTCTTGCAAATGGTGTAAGTTCACCATCGGGGATTAAACTAGACAACGCCGACATTTGATAGATAGGATTGTGACAAGAATGAACAGTACCGAATCTTTCAAACTGCTCATCAAGTAACCCCATCGCATGATGACATAACCATGAGAAGTTAGCACGATTGATAGATACCCACTTTGAACATGGGTGATGTTTGTAACCACCTTTGTATGGAGTACCTGCTTTAGTAAGTGGCATCTGCTCATCAGTAGCACCGTGATTGCGTAACGCTTGGGCTATCATTTGTGCTGATTCTGTTACCATCTTTGGTAACCTTACACAGTCTATTGCTCGTGCTGCTATGAATGGGTTTTCATCTAATACGAATATGTTCATGCTTCTACCTCTTTGATTTCTAAGTTACTGTCCACTATCAAGTACGCAAACGCTCGCGACATTGCTTCTTCAAACTTACGAATGGCCTCATCTTTATTTTCAGCACGACTATAAATCATAACTGTTCCTTTCATTTCATATCTCTTCATGCTTTCACCTGTCCTTCTAGGGTGTTTATTATTCCCATCATTGTATCTCTCGCTTTGTCTGTATCACCATTATCTATGTGTGCTATTGCTACGCTCACCAATCCAATGATTGACTGTTCCATTATTTTTCTCCAATTCATTCTAATCCACCTCTCATCTGCAAAAAGAGGATGAGTGTCTTCAATTCCTTCTTAAATTCTTGAATTGCTTTCTCGACTTCTTTCTCTAATTCTTTCTTGTTATTGGAAGCGTGAATCTTTCCGTAATACACTGTCCAATGAGGCACACCCTCTATATTCAAAACCAAATCAAGGTCTGTAAATTGACCGTTGTGTTTCAGAACATGCCCGCTATAACCTTCTAATCCCTTTATGCTGTACCTTGTGATTCTTGGGTCGCATTCTTTTCCATCATATTTTATCTCCATTTCTCTCACTCCGCTAATTCTATCAAATCTGTTAGTTGTGATGTATCACTGTAACCCAGTGTATCATCTGCATATAGTATGTTCAAGTGTGTGGCTTTCATCTTATTAAGATCGAAGCCGGTTACTTCGGCTACTACAACCAAACCATATTCGTCTATAGGCATCCAAGATTTCCCCGCAAGTACTCCCTGTTGACCCAGCCTCGTTCTTATGTGTTGGGCTACATCAGTCGGAACCTTGCTCTCGCCTACCTCAAATGTCTCATAACCATCTAGCACAGATAGGCGCAGGATTGTATCGAACTCCTCATCCTTACGAATTGCACTTACTAAGAAGTGTATGTGGAACGCCTGTTGAATTACAACCCATCCGTTGCTATCACGCATCTCCACTGGGCCGGACTTGACTAGGCGCAGTCTTTCTCTGCCGTCTAGTTGATTCAGTAGAGAGCCGATGTCCGACCCGCTCTCCACTAGTTTACCACCGTCAACAGGGACAGTTGGCTCTAAACTGTTTACCCTAGAAAGACGCTCTGACCTGTTTACTCTGTAAACCTCCCAGTCTTCGCCAATCGAATAGGCATCAGTTATCTTGGTGATTTTATCACCGGACATCTCTACTTCAAGGATGGCCTCGACTTGGAATGGTAAGTCGAATGTATGCATCTTGCCCACCACTTGTCTGTCCCTAGAGTAAACCGTTCCTCTGAAGGAACCCTTTGGGAACTCAGTGATGTGCAAGTATCTCCTTGAGCCTTTCATCACATCTGCATACACACCTGATGGTGCTACCATCGATGTCCATGCTTGGAAGATAGGTGCCACGAATGGCTGTCCCGGCTGAAGGAACAGTTCATTGTTAGGTGTAACCAACTCCTTGTGCAAGATCTTGATTGCCACCTCTTGAGGACTCATGGTCGTCAGTAGGTGGCGAATGCTTTGTAGATTGGTTATGCCATTTGACTCAGGTAGATACGAGAGCATCTGCAAGAATCTGTCAATAGGCATAGGTTCCTGTTCACCCATTGCCCTAGACCAAAACAACAGTGCTTCATCCTCATTCATGTTCTGAGCCATAGACAGCACACCCTCATCCTTGATGCGGTGCATTGCCATCAGTGCCTGCTTGATTGTCCAGCCTTCGCCCCCTATCTCAGAGGACTCGGTTGCCAAGAATGGCACGATTGGTTTACCTGTCATAACTGTGTTCCAGTGTATGGGTGATATACCCAACTCTGTACACACATTGTCTCTAACCCAAAGCACTGACACAAACTGCTGTTCGTACTTAGAATACTTGGGGTAGAATATATCGATGACATCTTCAATCACTTCGACTCTCTCACTGAGTCGCTGCTTCAATGCTTTGATTGATATCTTGAAGGCTTCCGATCTTGATTCGGTTTCACGCCTCCATCTTGTATAGGACTCCTTGAGTCTGCGTGACAGCATTGCTGCTTCAGCCAGTAACACCTTCTTCACTCTCCCTCTCTTCTTGCAAATGCTCTACAAGTTTAGACAGTGCCTTGCTCAGGGACACTGCATCTTCCAAGGAAAGGCGAATGCCCTCCCTTGTAAAACCACCTGTTACATTGTTGCGTAGTCTGATGTCCACTTGTGGACCGCTAGGTGGGTAGACTTTGGTAAGCACTGTTTCCTTCTTACCTTTGTGACGCTTGCTCGTAGCAGGTTTGCGCCATACGATGTACTGCGGATATGCTTTACCAATGTCTACCTCGCTCATATTCATTCCTCCTTTTTTTCTTTGCACTTACATTCCTTCCCGAACTTCATGCACTTGGTGCATTCAGGTGGAAACCATTCTTCAATCCAACTCATATTCATTCCTCCGCTAGTGTCCATAGATTGACACGCCACTCTTCTTGCTCTGTCTTGACAAAGCGACTATCATTCTTGATGATGTGGTGGGCCGTCCTTCCATTCATACTACGCAAATATCTGTTAGATGCTTGCCTGCCATTCTTTAGTCTTTTAGTCAATGCCTTGGCTGCGACCTTGCTTATAATCACCTCAACTGATAAGGCTCGGCTCTCTTCTTTCAACACTTCTTCCGCTAAGTTAGCAAATTTGACCTTTATGTTTTTACTCATTACTCTTCCTCTCCTATTTCTTTCCACATTACTACTGCTCCTCTGACATGCGGTGGCAATAAAGCACCGCTGAATGGACAGAATGAACCAGTGATGATTATGTTCCCAGCGCCCGGACTAGTGTCAATTACTCTCACAATTGTATTCCTGTCAAGTGCGTCCAGTTGAACCTTGGGGGTTCTGTATGACATCATCAGATCGTCACCTGCCAACATTGCATATTCCAATGGTTCCATAGAGATAGTTGTGTCACACACAGGACAGACAATATTGACTGCCCAAATTTCTACATCTTGTTCGATACCAAGGTCGTCATTCATTTTCTCCTGTGCTACTAATATCCACTCAGCCTGCTCTAAAGGAAATGCCGATAACAAACAACCACAATCAGGTGTTTGACACTTCCATGTGGACTGTGCTATCTCTTGCCTCTTCATTTGTTCCTTCATATACTGCTGCTGGGGTGATAGGTTCTCAGAGGGTGCAATCTGTACGCTGTCCTCCTTTACCTGCCACCCAGTTTTAGCCATGAGTATTCCCAATCGAACACGGGACTGCGCTGACTCAGCACTGTCCTGTTGTACCATGAGTTCAACTTCTCTATCACCGGTCTTCATGTATGTCAAGCCGTGACCGGCAGGTTCCCAAAGGGCACCGATCGCCAGCCCATTCAGCAGTAGTTCTACCTGCTGCTCAGGTGTTGCTTCGTCATCAGGCTTCATAGATGTCATTGTTATCCCTCTCATCAGTCATCCAAATCATGCTGTTACAGCAATGTGCTGGGTACATCTTGGTATACTCTGTGACTAGTATCACACCCGGTGCTGGGGTAGTGCCACACTTAGGGCACATGTCCAGCCAGCCATCTGCACTGACTAACATCAACACCTCTTGTCGCTCAGGGTCCATGGTCAATCTAACATTTTCAGGAATCGGTATGTGATTACCAAGTAGTGGTATCTCCTTGCCGTCCCAGTGCCATACACCGTTTATATCTACATCTGTTGCTTGTATTGTTACTTGTTCCTTTGTCATTTTTACACCTCATGTATTAGTATTAATTTTCTATCTACTTTCTTCATCTCGTCTTGTATTTCACGGACTGCGCTTGCCAACAATTCTGAAGAAGGTATATCATCAGCCAATGATTCTATCTCCCTAATCAGTCTTGCGTTAGTTTCTTTTAAGTCCGCTATTTCTTCCGACATCTTGTCTATAACTTCAGTAGTTAATTCTAACAAGTTCTCTACTTCATCCAAATTCTCTTCTAATTCTTTTATTTTCTTATCATACATTTTCAGTCACCTCTGCCCATGTCCAATCTCTATCTGCTTTCATTCTCTTCACCAGTTCCTTTACTAGGCTCTTCCTCTCCTCAACATCTCCTCCGTCGAGTACCGCTTTAACAACCTGTCGCTTCTGTTCAACCACTCGATCGAAGTGCTCATCAACAGTGTTCATACAAGACAGATAAACAGAGTGTACGTTGTCACTCTCTTGACCAATACGGTGTACTCTAGCCTCAGCCTGCTCTTCATCAGAAGGCACCCATTCTCTCTCAATGAATAGAATGGTATCAGCCTTAGTCAGAGTCAGACCTTCCTTAGCAGCCATTGTACTACAGACTAGAACATCGACATGTCCTTCTTGGAAGGAGTCTACGATATTCATCCTCTCCTTCGCAGGTGTCTGTCCTGTAATGTTAGCAACCTTTAGGTCACCAATACCCATCGATATGCCTTTGATGATGTCCGAGTGATGTGCGAAAACAATCAGCGGTTTACCTGTACTTGCGTTGTATTCCTTCACCCAATCACAAGCATAAGGTATCTTGATTTCTCCACACTTCTTTCTCAGGTCACCCAACATTACCAAAATGGTACCGGGAGGAATAGACTCGCCATTGAGATAGTACTCGTTGATGCGCTGCTCCCATTCATCCTGAGCGATGTCGTATGTTCTACGCTGTTCAGGTGTAAGTTGAATAGGTAGGAACTGCCTTGTTCTAGGTGGTAGGTCAGGCAATACCTCGCTCTTGAGTCTACGGATGCACACATCACGAGTGCGTTCGTTCAACTCTTTGGTGTTGGATGCTCCGTCGAAGTTCCAACCGAACCCATTGTGGAACGGGTCACAGTAACTCTGCTTGAAGTTCCACTCGGAATTAAATTCGTCAGGACGCAACAGGTTGAGCACGTTGAAGAACTCCTTCGGCCTACTTGCAATCGCTGTACCGCTGAGTGCTATCACTCTAGGGCAATGCCTTGCTACAGTCATTGTGGCGACTGTGCGCTGGGCCTTACTGTTCTTGATGTAGTGTGCCTCATCGATGATAGTCAGTTGTGGTCTTATCCTCAAGATGTCCTGCAATCGATTAACTAGAAGATCGTAAGTGATAATGTAGAACTCAGCCGGAACCATTTCAGTTTTACTACTGTCAATAACCTGAACCATCTCACCCGGTAACCACTTCTTGATTTCCTTCTGCCAGTTGTACTTGACGTTGGCAGGACACACAACTAATCCGGGCCTAGCGTGATTGATGGCAGCATAACCAATAGCCTGTATTGTTTTACCTACACCCATCTCGTCACCAATTAGGCAACGACCGTTGCTAGCCTCAGCAAATGCTACGCCCACCTTTTGGAATGGGTATAGTTCTAAGTGAGGAGGGATTCTTGACTCCAGTCTGTTGTCAATCTCTTTCAAGTCCTCAGCCGATAACTCAGCGGCGCTACTCATTTCTACCCGCTTGATACTGTCCCAAACATCGTGCACTGCTGCATCACAGTTCAGGATAGCCTCTGCTAGCGGAGAGTACAAGTCCTTCATAGTGTTATAGAGTATCTTACCCTGTGCTAGAGGAATACTCCAGCACTTTGCAAGCGGCTCAAACTTGCGCCCATCGATTGAACGGATGGCAAGCCTGACCTGCTCTCGCAACTCTGCGTCTTTGATGAACGGCCAATGGACTTTGAGTCTTGTACCTGACTCTTCTACCCAACAGTCATTAGGATTGCGCTGGTCTACTGGGTGAATGTTTGCACGGTTGTACAAGTCTTCACCATCAAGACCGAAGTCTACCAGTGTCTCAGCCGCAATCAGTATGACTGTGCGGTTGTCTTGTATACTCCATACCTTGTGTTCCCCGTCCCACTTCACACCGGGAAATCCAATCTTGGACTTCAAAGCGTTGTTGAGTTCGGGATTGTACGGGTACTTCATACCAATTCGCTTGCCAAATTTGTCGCTGTAATCAATTAGTTCCACCATCGTATCGCCTCTGCACTCTCTCCATTATATCGCTTGGGACTTTACTAGGTTTGGCTTCATAGGGGTTGTCTACACTAGGTTCCACAGGGTTAAACCCATATGGTTCAGGGGTTTCCTCTTCCTCTTCTTCAGGTGCCTCTACATCTATTTCGTTTAGTCCTAAACAAGCCAATGCACCGACTTTCTCCTCATCGTCAGGCATGGTCAGTTCGATGTGCTCAAACAGTTCTGTCTGTGCACCACACACTGAGCACACTAATCGCATCTGAAGTATTTCGTGAAACTCTTGCTCTACCAATTGCAATTCAAACTCATGTCCACGTACAAAACACTTCTGTAGATTCTTCATAGTCTTTAAGCCAGCCTGCGCTAACTTGGCCTGCTCCTGTATCTTCCTTGCCTCTTCTTCTAATGCTTCTCTATTCATGTTCATTTTTATTCCTCCTCATCTATGTATTGCTGCGCCCTCGACATCCACCAAGGCTTCAACTCATAGAGTCCAAGTCCTTCCGGGTAATGATTTAGATAGCCCAACTCATTGAGTAAGTAGGTTAGGCTCCTTTTATTTCGGGGCATCTCATGGAAAGCGGCAAGTACCCTATCTCTAAAGACAGTCAGTTTCTCGACCTCATCCAATACCCTGTTTATTTCCATCTCTGCAAGATTCTTCATCGTTTGCATTTTCTTTACAAACTCATCTTTAAATATCATACTTCCAACTCCTTCTTTTTGTGCCTTCTAGGTACGCACGTTTCTTTGTGGTAAACTGAAACGTGACTGTCTGTCGGTTTGTCCACTACGATCTGTAGACAGTCCCTGCATACAGGGCTGTTACATTTGTCGCACCTAGTTACTGCCTCTTGTCTACATGTGCTGCACATCATCATTCATCGCCTCTAATCACTGCCTCTGCTACCGCTACCAGCGATTCCATAAAGGCTATCTTACCATTGAACTCTTGCTCGTAAACATGGTTGTCAAAGACACCCAACTTCTTCAAGTGGAAAGCGGCGTGACACGCCTCCTCCAAATGCACTTTCAATTCTTCTATTGTCTCTAATTTTTCTCTCATAGTATCACCTTGTGTATATCTGTTACCTTCAGGGCACTTAAGTCACCGAAGCCATTCTCTGCCGCCCATGCAATCAAGTCAGGCTTGGACAGATATCGAATCGCTTGGTATCTTTCGTTGCGTAGGTTTGCAATTGTGTTCATCAGTGTCTCAGTGTTTACATCTTTAGCGATGTAAGAATTCACTATGTCATCTGCTAGAGATGTCCTGACACTTGATGTATCGATTATCTGAGATAGTGCTCGTACTTGTGCTTGTAGTTCATGCCAGTCATCCCACGTAGGTAAGTAAAAGTCTCTTGGTGTCATTCCACCTTGTGTCTTAACTGCTCGCTCTAGTAATTCAAGAGCAATGCCATCTACAACATCACAACCACTTTCTACAAACTCAACTATCTTGTCAGCCAAGTCGTCTTCTTCGATGAAGTCTTTGTAGTCAATTGCTGAATCAACCAAACCATCTATGTCTAGGTTGTACTCAGCATTAGACCAGTCGATGTGGTCATCTACTTGGGACAAAATGTCGTCTTCAATCTGACACCTTATCTCATCATAATCAGGCTCATGATTAGCCATCGCTTCTTCTACTGCGCTCTCTATTTCGCTCTCTATATCTATGTCTACTTCTACCATATTCATTCCTCCTCGTCGTAGTGCCAACTGTATCTCCAGTGTGGCGCTTCTGCTTGTTGTCTAGCGTACTCCATTATGTTACCAATGAAGTCCACAACCAATTTCTTGTGTACGGTTACTATATTAGATTGGTTCCAAAAACCAATCTCTTCATGCTCACTGCGACCACTAGGGCAACCTGCTTCTATCTGTATTGTTATCATATCTCTTTTCATTCTTCATTCCTCCATACTCTGTCTTCGTATTTTTTCCTTGCGACTCTTCTTGCCTTAAGATAGTTGTCGAGGTTTTCTCTGTCCTCGCCCACTAATTCTTTGTGCCTGTCAGTCATGTGACCACAATTTTCACACTGTAAAAATATTAGATCGTATGAATGCACATGGCATTTTTCACATCTCATTATATTGTTAGGGTTAACACTCATTCAATCAACCCCGTCACTCTCGCAATCATGTTCAAGTATTCAGCACCACTATGCTTCGCTTCTGTGCTGAATGCTTCTCTAAGTATTTCATGTACCTGCTTGACTTCTGCGAGTAGGTTATTGTGTTCATTCACAACATCTTTCCAATCATGGTGATTCATCTTATACCAATCGTCAATCGTTAGCCCTTCGTATTTGTCTGTGTCAATCATTCTTCCTCACATCCACATTCCATGTCGTCTATGTTTTG